TCGTCGAACTGGTCGTTGAACTCGTGGTCGAGGTCGTGGTCGAAGTAGTAGATGTCGTCGTGGTCGTCGTGGTCGTCGTGGTCAGGAAACCATAATAGACGTTTTTCCACTTGCCCGCAGCCGAATCCCACCTGAGTACGTGATTGTTATCCAGACCGGCCAGCTCCACATCGCCCATGTTCTGCACAGAGAGCAAAGACGATGCGAAGCCGGTCCCGTCCAGTCGGTTCATATCGTATTTCAGGTGCTCCAGCCATCTCTGGCATGAGTACCTTAACTTGAGTAACTGAGATGGGCTCAAAATTCCCATTAGACCTCCGGCCCATAGTAAGTAGCATCTGAGCCACCAACTGTAATTGATTGCCAAGCACTTGACATCCCAGAAACAAGGGAACGAACATAGAGCGTAAACGCCCCTGCCTGCGTAACAGTGAACGTGTGAGAAGCTGGGTCTACTGTAGTAACCGCCGCTGTAATTGACGTGTACCACTGAAAGGTCCCATCAAACTCTGGAGGATCTTGATCAGTTTGTGAAACTCCGTCCCGCGTGCCTGCCCCAAGATAGATACGTGTAGTTGGTGTAACAGTCACTGAATTAGTTGCACTAACCTTATCAACCTGGACTGTAGAAGGCGGCCAGGGAGTTGACGCCAGATTCTGCCCGGTTATTTGTTGCGCCGCGCAGTCACCGATCGCCACCTCATCGCCCTGAGCGAACGGAACGAACTTCATATAGAAGTCCGTGGCCGTCAGGCCCGTCACGACGTTGGTGCCCAGCGGGGCCAGCCAGACCTCCGTATTCGCCGTCCCCCAGGTAGCTTTGTCCGTGTTCAGGATTCCCCGGATCACTCCGGTAATCCGATAGGACGAGGCCCCTTCCGGGGTTAGTGTCTGGAACCCGAATAGCTCATAGGCACCGGACACCGTGTCATATAATACTCCCACGCGGAGGACCGTAAAAAGGCTAATCCGGGATAGATCGTCAAAGGACGGGTCGTCCCGGTACGGGGTAAACAGTATTCCAATGTCGTCATCAATGGCCTCAGTGTCCTCGGTATACTCCTCGTCGAGCGTCCCATACTGGGAGAAGTCCGACGAAATCTCGTGGGTAATGTAGTCCGACCCATCCGGTGAGAACATAATGGAGAACCCCTCCTCCTGCCCGGCGCGCGCGCCGAGACACAGGAAGGCCGGAGTCATGCCATAGGTCTCCGTATAGGGCAGCTCGATCACCCGCTCATAGGGGAGAACGTCCGGGGTATAGTCCGGGGTATTCCACAGCGGGGTCCCGGCCGCGCCATAGTTGTCGTCGAAGAGCCCCTCCAGCTCCTGCACCAGCTCGAAGCTAACCGAGTTGCTATCCAGCTCGGACTCGTCCTTTCCGACGATGCGGAACTCAGCGGACGAGATGTCATAGTCATCGTGGTCGATGGAGATCAGATCGCCGACGCTGCGCCCAACGAACTCTATGCCCACCGTACATTTCACCTGGGCCTCGGGGTAGGACCAGCGCTTCATCTGCTCCCAAAGCCGCTTCGAGGCTGTGTCCACGTCCCGGAACGCTGTCAGGTCCAGGACCTTCTGGCGGCTTTGGCCGATCAGGGTCCGCACCGCCGGGTTCCGCACGCGGATCGTCCGCGTCGTGAACTCCTGCGTCTCATCAGTAAAGTTGGCTCGAAAATCGCAATAAACGTCGTCCCAGGCCCGGCGTTTGAACGTAAAGGACTTAAAGTCCGCCGTCTCAAACGTGGCCAGCGGAGTATCGCTGCTTCGATAAGCCTTCAAGATGAACTTGTCGTTCTCGTCAACCCGCAGGCAGCCGTCCACGTAGGAGAAGATCGTGTTGATGTGGTTCCTGACTTCGGACTGCTTTGTGAGGGCGATATTCAGGCCATAGCCCTTACTGTGCCAATATGTCGCCGCCTCATTAAAGGAGTCAATATCAATGTCTCCCGAATAAGCGCCGGATTCCAGAAGGAGGTCATATATAATTGCCGCCGGGTTTACCCCGTTGGACTCATTAGCATAGGTTAATGGGGCGTCTGATTCCCGCGATACAACAAAGTGCAGGGTTGGCACCTGGTTGACGTTCATTCCCATGAAGTACCGGTCGAGAAAGACGTGTGCTACGCCTGTTATGGGGCTGGCGTAGACCCCGGGCTCCGTTGGGTAGGTGCCGTCATCCCCGGAGTTGAACGTATAGGTCCCAAGCTCTGATAGGTCCTTGGCCCGGTCCTGAATGTAGACCGAGTGCAGGGTAACATTCGGCCCCTGGCACAGCGCGTGCCAGATATCCATATAGTAGTTATAGCCGGTCAGGGTCTTCTTACCGCCCCCGCCGAACATCCCCTTCCCGCCCGCCTTCTCGTAGACTGATTCTGTCTCCAAGTTCCCGTACCATAGGATATTGGTCGTGAGGCGGACCTTCCCCCAGACCATAGGCACCACCTGGCCCTCACTATTCTGGTTTACTTGGAATGAGTCCAATCCGTTAGGGCGCATGTCCGTGCCCGCTCCGCTCGGCGGCTTCATGGTCACGGCCAGTACAATCCCGGCTACCAAGCTGGCAAGAAACAAGATCCCAGAAAGCGCGGCCATTAGGCTCTCCTCATTATCCTAAACACATTGCTCTTATGTCGTTCAAAAAACCCAGCGACCGGGAAGACCGAAACGCCCTTGCTATGCACTGCGTGAAGCATCAATTCTCCGTGGTCCGTCGGACCAAGAAATACCGAAGCATGATTTGAAACTCCAGTGGGGGTAAGCGCAAAAGCAATAACGTCGCCACGGATCAGCTCGGCATCCTTGTCAAGGCGAAGAATGGCATACCCCGGCTGCGAGTGTCTGGTAAAGTGGTCGTAAAGGCCATCCAGGACTTTTTCCTCGTGCGTATTCAGGTGCCAGTCTTTTGAGTAATAATCCCAGGTCACTTCAGTCAGTATTCCATACTCTACCCAGCACGCGCCGATGAACAGGGTGCAGTCCGCGCCCCGGCCTTTGACCATGGTGCAGTGTCGGTAGGGTGTGCCGAGCCACGATGACAGGATTAGGCGGAACTTGGACCAGGCCGAGTCGTCCAGGAACAGCGGCTCCCACCGGTCTGGACCGATCTGAAATCCGAGCATCCCGGCCCTCGATACGTCCCCGACGCTCTTTGGCAGTTGATCTGTCATTACCTTACCTAAAACCGTAGATTACTGGATTCCGTGATGGAATGTATGGCATACCAAGAAAGTTTGTTAGGTTACTGAACTTGGTCTGGCATGTTTCGGGTGACCCGTCGCAGCCAGGATAAGCATACACTGACTCACCCACTGCTATGCGGGAGTCAAACGGGATCTGTATCTCCAGCACTCCGGTTGACTGAGTAGAGCCAGTGATCAGGCGAGCGTCCCCATCGAGCGTGTAAGCCATCCCTCCCTTGAAGTAGTTGTCCGCGTAGGCTGTCCATTCCGGTGCTGTGATTGTCGAGGCGGTCACGTCTGTAAGCACCCCGGATACTCGCCAAGTGACACCGCTCAGCGTGCAACCACTATCAAACACGTCATGATTACAGTAGCTTTGGTAGATTAGCTTTGGCAGCTTCTTCTCCAGGTAGACGCTCCGGGACGCACACGTCGCCGTTACCTGCTGCCCGTCGATAGAGACATTCTTGACCTGACCATTAAACAGGATAACGTAGTCCGTTAGGTCAGACAGAATGGATCGGTAGATCTTCACGTTGACCGGCTCAGTAGGCTGGTTGGCAATATACATTTTGAAAAGCGGGTTCATGGCGGCCGTAAGGTTAACGGTCACGGAGCCAAATTCTGTATCGTAGGAGAATCCTCCCCGCTTGATAGCCGCCGGGGCAAAGGTGTTGCCCAGAAACGTGAGCGAAGTCTGGGCTGTCGTATATCTGTAGTTTGCGGCACCCACTTGGATATGGTAAAACTCTGGCGTCGTCTCTTGCTGGGAATTAGCTAAATTAGTGGCGTAACTCATGCGCTTGAATATTCCTTTACCAGCTCATAGAACTTAAGGCTAAAGTCCGATGTCACCGTGCTGTGCCACCGGATGTTCATCTCGTCGGAGTCAAACCTACACAACAGGAGTCGGCCAATTAGGATCTGATTACTGGTTGTCACATCCCGATCAAGGGAATTATTGAGGGTCAGGTTTATCTCTTCGTTAACCGCGTCATAGGTAACCGAGTTCACCTTCCGGGTGAGAATGTCCCCCGTACCCATTACAATATAGATGCGCTCATAGCCCTGCCACTGCTTGTCGGCGTTGTTGGGCTCGCACACCATGGTAACTGCGCCGCTGGAGGCGGTTTCTTTCAGGGTGAAATGCTTTCGCGGGTGCTTGACCCAGAACCTCTGGTTCCGACCCTTCCGCGCGTGAAAGAAGTTCAGGATAGTGTTCTCGTCGGTCTTGTTATAGATAGTAAACTTCTCGGTAAAAGTCACCGGAACGTCGTCCGTGATCTGGAACAGGGCCTGTATGGTCCCTGGGTATCCAATAACTCGACGCGCCACGGAAATATTGGTAGTCGGGTTAGATACCCAGTTAGGCTCCAGCGGAAAAACCGGTGTCGTCCCGAGGTCAAGAAGGCTATCAGCCATTGTTAAACTCCAGAAAGTCAAGCTTGACGGTGTCGATTCCGTCCGTCCGCTGCTGTAAGGTCGCCGCCCGAACCATCCCGAAATAAACGGGGTAGACCCGAGTAGTAGCTTCGTCAAAGGCCCCTGAGATATTCTGCGTTACCACGATATTGGGCGATGCAATAGAGCTGATCTCCTTAATCTCCGCCGTTCGGTTCGTGTGGTCAATCAGGGCAACATATTCGGCCGTGTTGTTGAGATTCCACATGGCGGCCGGGTCCGCCTGCGACGTGTCGATTGTGATGGTCACGTCTCCCTGTGGCAGTCCAGTACTGGTCGGGATCATCAGTTCACTGTAGAAAGGCACAGCAAAAACCTTGTTGTGCCCATAGGACAAGCTATGGAAAAACTCCTGCGCTTCCTCGTCTACCATTATGTAATCGGTTGAAGTAGAGTGGGCGGGCGAGTCAAGCAGGCTTCGTCTCTGTTCAGTATAGTGGTCGTTCTGGTACATAGCGGTCAAGTATCCAAACGTGTGGCTGATCCCATCCCGCCAGTTGGGCTCGGGAATCATGGCCAGGACCCGCAGCCCAGCAAAGGCGGCGGTCCGCTGTACGCCACCAATAGTGAGCTGATAGGTAGTATCCTGAACGGCCGGTCCGTCCTTCGCAATCGTAACCGGGAGCTGTAGCTGACCGCCCGGGGTAATTGCTGCCGGAATCGTCGGATAAGTTATAGTGATCCCGTCCGGATTAATTACAGACAGGGCCGTAAAGCTTTTTGTGGTCGAAACATAAGAGTTCCAGATCAGGACTACATAGTCAAGCTCCTCCGTAATGAAGCCCACATTATACTCTGAGCCGTGGTGGGTGATTGGGGACGACGTTATATCCACGATCTCCACGTAGATCTGGTTGAATAAGACGTCATCCCCAAACCCTTCAGCCAGCCAGCCACGGAGCGCCCTTGAGGCCCTTGGCGTCCTATAGGTCCTATTGCCCGCAGACTCTGACAGGGCATAGGGTGACTCCGCAGCCTGCGCCTGTCCCTCAAGAGGGTAGTGCGTCCGGCTCATGCTCTGCGTGATGGAGCCGGATGACGAATTGACGTTCAGATAGTGATCCGCTGTGTCAAACAAGCTGGGACCAAAATAAGCCCCTCTTCCGGCTGCCATAGCGCGCTCCTAAGTTATGTCGTAGCAATGTCCATAGGTGTAAGTCCCAATCCCATTAGGGAAGCAAATGAACGTCCGCCCGCCATACGTGATCTGCTCACCCATGGCCAGCCCAGCTACGCTGGTATTGTACAAAGGCATAGTTCCCGCTGGCATCCACTTGCCATCCGCATCCCTCAGCATAATCTTCGGCTTAACCAGGACCCGTTTGTTTGAGTAGGAGTTCAGACTATACTGGACTATATAGCTGTCCCTTCCAAAACTCCCGGAGGTCCAGGAAGCGGGCGTATCCCCGGCCGGGACACAGGTCGCGGCATAGGCCAGGACCGCCGTATCCGCCCCGTCACCGGACCGGCCAGCGGACCGCCAATACGTCACCAAGTCCACGTTGCCGGTGTGCCCAAGATAGGCCCCCGGGGCCAGGAAGGACTGTGGCGTGGACCCATACTGATTCCATTTAATCCCGGTAGACCGGTAAAAACCTGGCCAGCGGCAAGCCAGCTCTCCGGCAATATTCTGATACTCCAGCATCAGATCGAACGTACCAATGGCCCCGCTAACCAGGGCGGTCCCGGAGGCCACCTCTGCCTCCCACGCGATAAAACGGTCGTTCCCAATGAACCAGCAGCCAGGGAATGAGCTGTCCGGCAGGGAGATAACCTGGGACTGCGCAAATTCGCACACGCAGTGGTGTGCTGTCGTAGAGTATGGGAGGTTTGAAATTGCGCTGGACACTGCCGAATAGGCGGGGTCAATCATTTGCCAGGTGATGGTCGTTTCGCTGGTTCCAGGAGCCGCATAGAATCGGTAACGTAGTTTTTGTGTCGCATTATAGCCAGTTGAGTAGAGCTGCAAAAAGTCTCCGGTACCGGCAACCCAGCCATAGACCCCTCCTCCAGTATCCCCCCATTGAACATTAGTTTGGTAAGACTCTGCCGACCAGCCTTGTGCTATCGCAAAGTCTTTTAATTCCTCCAGCCACTCCTGTCCGTCCGCGATGGATGTCACCCTCGACATTGACAGGGCTGGAAAGTCTTGGTCTACTGGTCCACCCATGGTCTATCTCCTTACGGGCTTGTTGTAGTTGTAGTTGTAGTTGTAGAAGTGGTTGTGGTTGTAGTGGTCGTAGTAAAATTCTCTTCCGCCACACCCATCAGGTTATAGTCCTGCCCGCTGTTTACGTTCCTAAATACCCGATACCGAATCTGAGTGGCCCGATCATCTATCGTATCATGCGGGTTCAAAGTGGACGATGGGCACTGTAGCACACCGTCAAAATCACCCAGCACATAGTTCCTCGACGGGCTTACCAAATACACAGGCTGCATTAGGGTTCGCTCATCTCCCCACGACTCCTTCATATACCAGGAGTCTTTATC